GCCGCGATTATCGTGTCGCGCTTGAGGGTGCCGCGGAAGATACGGATTTCCACGGTCGTGTCGTTGGTCATGTTTACGGCGGTGTAGCGGTCGGCGTGGTCGTAGTCATGGGCGACGAGGTAGGCGTCTGCGAGTTCGCGGATTGCGTCGTCGTTTCCGACGTATGGGAGCATCCGGTTGACGGTGCCGCCGATTTGCGGCATGGGCGCCCACTCGTCGAGCTGGGACTCTCTCCGGCGGGAGAAGTTGACGAGCTGGTTCCAGTTACGGTACACAAGTACCGTAAGCTTGCGGGCCACGTCGTCGCGCTCGTTTTCGTTTGTGCCGAGCTGCTCGCGGCCGATGTGGATGTGCAGGCCGCAATGCGCCGCATCGTGTGAGCGGTAGCCCGCTTTCACGGCGGTCTGGCACAGCGCTTTCCAGCGGAGCTGGTACATGTGGTGGTACAGCGTGCCCGGATGGGACACGATTTCCACGCCGTCGTCCAGCGAGCCGTCGTGCTTGCAGTAGATACGGTCGCTCACGTCGTCCAGCCGGTCGCTGAGAGAGGCGGAGCCCATGCGGCGGCTCGCCGAGGGCTCGCACTCCAGCTCTACTCCGTAGGTACGTTTACCGTTCTCCCGTCCACGATAGCCGAACACGGGATTGGGCTTGTAGTAGTAGTCGTGTATCATGTGTGTCTCCTGTTCTCCCGGATTTCCGTCCGGGTCGGTGTCATGTTTTGTTTTCAATGTTCAGCGGCCAGCGGTTTGCAGCGCCGCGGCACAACCCCATTCGGCGTTTTCGCCGTGGACTGTCATAGGGTGGAGACTACAAAAAATTTTTTCCCCCGTGAGAAAAAAATTTTTGGAGTACTACCCTTGACAGGTAACGAAGCGAAAACGTATCTACACTCTACACACCATCCCAGATTCCCTACCTATGTCCTTCCCCTTCGCCCTGCCTCCTCCTCGCTCCCTGACAAAAGGCTGTCGGCTCCTCGCCGTGTGGCTCCCTGCGTTCCGGGCGTCATGGCGTATATGCACACGACGCGCCCGGAAGGGGCGCGTCATGCTGCGTTCCGGGTGCGATGCGTGCAGGTGTGCGCGCGGCGAGGGAACGAGGGTCGCCCTTCGTCGATGGCGGGTGCGCGGGGCCGAAAGTCCGCAGTCAACCGCAGTCCGACCTGCTGTAATCTGGTAGCATGAAATGCTACGGCGAGGCGAGGGGAGGCGAGGCCGATGGCAAACGAGAAAAACCTGACGCCGTTCCAGCTCAGCCGCGAACAGGCTGCGGAATACGGCCGAAAAGGCGCCTATGCGTCGGCCGAGTCCAAGCGCAGGCGGCGCACCATGCGCGAGGCGGTTCAGGCCCTGCTGGCGGCTCCGGTGCAGGACGACGACGCGGCGATGGCCCTGCTCAAGCTCATGGGCGTGGAGAATCCGACGCAGGCTGACGCTGTGGCGCTGGCCGCGATGGCGGGCGCCCGGAAAGGCGACATGGACGCGGCGCGATTTGTGCGCGATACGGCCGGGGAGCGGCCCGACCTGACGCTGGCCGTTGACACGTCGGCGAGGCCGGTGGATGCGCTTGACCTTCACGAGCTCAGCGACGACGAGCTTCTCAAGCTCGTCGAGGAGCGCTCCGACGCGGGCTGACGTTGCACGCGTGTTGCACTCCGGGCGTGAGGACGACCAGCAAAGCGTTGATATCTCAACACTTTCACAACCAACGGCGGTCTGCTTCGGCAGCAAACACCCGCGTGTTCCGGGCGCGAGGCTGGCAATGCAAGGCAGGCAGAGCACAGGGGGCAGGGGGCGCGCGTGCGTGCACGTGTACGTTTTGCACGAGGCTGACCCCTACCCCCACCCCACCCACCCCCCGGGGGTGGGTGAGCTCCGTTTCAGCACGGTGGAGGACCCGCTCGGCTACGGGAGCAAGGGGGCTATCGCGCTACGGCTCCCCGGCAAAAAACCACGTACCCCCGGGGGCGAAACACCCACCCCGGTTTTCGCATAGGAGGACCCGTAGGTACTGCTGCGGGAAATTTCGGAATGGATAAAAAGCAAGAATTAGCCCTTCTCCGCGCCGAACTGGCCGAGCGTGAGCTTGCAGTCCGGCGTTATTCGTACTATCTGCCATACGTTCACGGCAAGACGTGGAAGAAGACCAAGATGTCCGACTTCCTTGCCGAGCGCGTGCAGTCTTTCATAGAGGAAGATACGGGGCACGCATATGACATTCTCGTCATAGAGACCCCGCCCCAGCACGGCAAGTCGATGACGATAACGGAGTCCCTGCCGAGTTGGTATTTAGGCAAGCGTCCCAACGACCGAATCATTCTGGCAAGCTACAACGACGACTTCGCCGAGCGGTTTTGCCGGAAGAACAAGGACAAGATAAAGGCGTATGGCAATCAGCTATTCCATATCACTTTGAGCGTTGAGCGCGCCGAGGAGCTGGAGTTGTCGAACGGTGTCGGCAGGCTTATTTCCCGCGGCATCCGGTCCGGCATCACGGGCAACCCGGCAAATCTGGTCATAATCGACGACCCGATAAAGAACCGTGAAGAAGCGGATTCCCCCACATATCGCGCGAAGATATGGGAGGACTGGCAGAACAGTATCAAAACTCGTCTTTCGGCAGGCGCGAAGGTCATCCTGATAATGACGCCGTGGCACGAGGACGACTTGGCTGCGCGCATCATGGCGTCTGAGCACAACGTCACGCTGCTTCGGCTCCCAGTCGAGGCGGAGGAAAATGACCCACTCGGCCGCCGACCCGGCGCGGCTTTGGCTCCAGAGCTCGGGAAGGACGACGCTTGGCTGGCGGACTTCAAGCCCAGCTACATATCGGACCCGCAGGGCGGCGCGCGTGCGTGGGCGGCCCTGTATCAGTGTTCACCCCGGGTGGAGGGGGGCAACCTCGTCCAGCGTTCGTGGTGGAAGTATTACGAACCGTCTCTGGCCCCTACGTTCGCCACCGAGCTGATATCGGTAGACGCGGCGTTCAAGGGCACCACAGAGTCGGACTTTGTGGCGATAACAGTGTGGGGGAAGATAGAGAATGATTATTACCTTAGATACTGCTTGAACAGGCAAATGACCTTTACGGAGACCCTTCAAGCTCTGCGCCTGACGCAGAAGCTGTACCCCTACGCGCGAAGGGTACTTATAGAGGACAAGGCGAACGGCAGCGCGATAATCGACGTGCTGCAAAAAGAGATGTTCTGCATACCGGTGAACCCGAAAGGCGGCAAGGAGGCGCGCGTAAACGCCGTTTCGCCCGCCATAGAGTCCGGCCACGTGTACCTCCCCAGCGGAGAGCCGTGGGTGGAGGGGTTCATCAATCAATTCGCGTTATTTCCGGCCGGTGCGCACGACGATATGGTCGATAGTGCGACGCAGGCCCTGTCATTTATGCTGTTCTCCACCGGCTATGTGCCCGCCCCCGCGCCCGTGGAGGTCAAAGAGATACGGACGGCGACGGAGAAAGAGGAGCACACGTTCCTCGGCCCGGAGCTGTACGACGTATATGGTACGAAGGACGGGTGGACAAGCTGAGCAAGACGGTTGAAATTGGACAGACGGGCGAAGCGCTGGCTATGGCGGCGCTGGCGCGTTCCGGCGTGCAGGTGTTCGTTCCCGTGGGGGACGGCAGCCCGGTGGATATCATCGCTGATTTCGGCGGGCATCCACAGCGCATACAAGTCAAGACCACAGCGGCGGAAGGCGAGCTGCTGAGATACGATATCGACGCACGGCATCGCAGCGGGTCGTATGACGACGTGGCGCTGGATTGGTACGCTTGCGTATCGCTGGCGCATGGAACGGTCACGCTGGTCCCGGCGAACATCCGGGCGGGCGTAGCGTATGTCAGGTATTCCGGCGGGCCCCGCAACGGGCATAAGGGGCGCGCGTATAGCTCAATTACGTATTCCGTAGAGGCCGTAATTGGTAAATATAATAGACATGGCGGGGTGACTGGAGACGGCTCCAGCACGGTCTCATAAACCGTAAGACGCGGGTTCGAGTCCCGCCCCCGCATCCATCGGCCCGGCGCGGCGTTACACACGTCGGGCCGTCCAGCGTACCGTGCTGGTGTAACGGCAGCACATGAGACTTTGACTCTCACGGAGTAGGTTCGACACCTGCGCGCGGTGCCAGAATAGCGGTGCATTTCTGCGGAGATGCAGCGGAGGAAGACCCCCGCAGACCGGAGGAAATGCCGGTCATTTTGCTTCTTTAGCTCAGTTGGCAGAGCACGCGGCCGTTAACCGCGAGGTCGCAAGTTCGAGACTTGCAGGGAGCGCCAATACTTCTCGCTGCCCCGGGGTACCTCCTTTCCCCGGGGCGGCAATTTTATGGAGGCGAACATGAAGATACCAAGTAAGGTCCGCATCAGCGGCGTGGATTATGCGGTCGTGAGAACCCGCGACCCGATACTTGTGGAGCACGAGGAGTGCATGGGCGCGGTGGCGTATTACGAGCATGTAATACGGCTCAAGGTAGACCCCGGCGTGGATGAGCAGCAGAGCAAAGAGACGCTGCTGCATGAGATGTTCCATGCAATTCTGAGCGACCGGGAAATAGATTTCGAGGACGAGGAAAGCATCGTGGAGCAACTCGCCCGAGCTTGGTATCAGATAATCGCCGATAATCCGGCTATGTTTGCGCCGGGAAGCAAGAAAGGCGGAAAGAAATGAGCGCATTTTTGTACGGTGTGCTGGGCGTTCTGGGCGTCATAATCCTGCTTGGCGGCGGATTTTACTCGGGATGGAAAGTACACGGAATTTATATCGAAAAAACAAAGAAAGCCGCGGCTCAGGAGCTCACAGAGCAGGAGAGACGACGGCTTGTGGAGGACCAGAAGTCCTTTAACATGCTGGTAAATTACAACGCCGACATGGCGTACGGCCGGGTCAGCGCAGCGGATATGTCCGACTCGGACCAGAACAAGGAGTGATAGTTGGTGCAGGACCCAAAAAACAACGTGACTCAAGCGTGGAAGTATTACGAACTGGGCCGCGCGTATAACAACAGCCTGACACCTAATCAG